GTGGCATGGAGTTCACACAGGAAATCGAAATTTCAAAAGGTGAAATAATCAAAAATATTTGTTATGAATATGATGATTACCAGTGGGAAGTTCCATTTAGCAATTTAGGAGGTTGATGTATGAAACAGCCTGAACGATATCTATCTAGATATTTTATTCCGGAACTTATTGAAGACGAAGATATTATCTTCAATAAAGACAGTGAATATCACAAGCAGCAGAAGAAGGAAAAGAAGAACCCTGTTTTTAAAAGGAATAAGTCTAAAAAAAGATGGGCGCTTTGAGGAGGTACAAAATGATTCAGAAGTATAGAATGTGGAATGGAATTACATCAAAATTGCATCATGTTACTGGATTGTCTTTTGATCGCGAAGCGGCTCAATATATAGATGAAGTCGGAAAACCGAGATTAATTAAGTTTAAAAATGCCATTCTTATGCAATCCACAGGCCTCAGAGACAAGAATGGCAAGGAAATCTTTGAGGGGGATATAATCCGAACGAACGCTTATGGTTGTATCGTAGGCTTTGGGAAATATACCTATTTCGAAGATGAGAATACACCGATAACAGAAATCGGATTTTACTTATCATTTCTAAATGTGACTCCTGCTGCTTATGCGCCTTTTGACAAATATTATTGGGATAATTGCGAAGTGATAGGAAATATTTATGAGAATGAATTGGATCTGATAATGTACGAAGTCTATAAATATAATAAAGAAACGAGTGAGGATAAATAATGGCACGACCAAATAGATACCCATATACTAAAAATCAATGGGAAGAAGAAACAACGCTGGTATGTTTTGGTGATGGCGACCATCTTGAAATGAGAAATGAGCGAAATAGAATTACAAGCGAGGTAAGACAATGAAAGATTTAATGTTTTGGGGAATGTTTATAGCATGCTTGATAATTTCAGCTATGACAATTTATATCATGTACTCTCAAGCACTGGTCAATAGAGATTTGGAAAGAAAATACAAAGATTTAAACAATGAATTTTTACATACTTTTGGATGGGATAGATATGAGTGGGCAAAAAATTTCAGAGACTATGCACGAAAGGTAGAAGAGCTTATCAAGTTTAAAAAAGAAATTGAACAACTTGAAATTATTAAAAAAGCATTAGAGCTCAAAAGTTTGGAAGAGTTGCAAGAAAAGAAAGAACATATTGAAGCTGTAATCAAAACGTTAGAACATTAAACGAGGCGGACCAATGGATCTACAAAACTTTATCTATCTACTACTCGCGCTGATCTGGCTCTCTGGTCTGATCTGGGCTGGTGTGATAGCTTTTAAAAACAGGAGAAAGAAATGAAGATGTATGTGGTAAGAAAGTATCACGGCCATTCAAGCTGGATTGATCCTAAACATCTAGCTGAATACACTGAAGCTGAATTTGAGACAAGGCATGAAGCGCTTGCTCACTGTGAAAGACTAAAAGGGAAAGGGATAGTAGAAATCTATCAAAGAGAGGTTATTGAATGAAAAAATTAAACAATAGAGAGTTGTTTAATCTTGACCAAGAATTATTCAATTTTCGTGGAATTGACCGGGCAATCTGGACACGCAAAGCAGAATTGATGGCAAAGAACGGTGATGATCTAATTGGCAGTGGTAAGTCTGGCATCAGTAAGCCCACTGAGAATACAGTGATGAAATTTGCTACTGATGTTACTCTGAAGAATCTTGAGCTGTTCAAAGAGACTGTTGAATCCTTCAAGAAGCAATTGACAGGCGAACAACTTGACATCTTCTATCTAAGATGGGGGCAAGCTAATCTTGATTGGGAAGAAATCGCAGAAAAGCAATTTGTCAGCAATGCTACAATTTACCGCAAGCGTGCTGGCATCTTGGAAACGTATGCAAGAATGAAAGGTGTACTATAAATTGAGAATATAAGTTATTGTATTCTCACACAAAATAAAATACTATAATCTTGTTCATGATAATCACATCATGGATGAGAGGGTCTCCTAATAGTGGTTAGGGAGTTAGCTCAAAAGGTTAGAGCATGCTGGCGGAAAACAGCAGATGCAGGTTCAATTCCTGTACTCCCAATTCCTTATGAAAATCAATTTTAATATAGAGAGGGGGAAGCATATGGAAGAGGTCTCACCCATCAAAGACACAGATGACATCCAAGCCATGAAAGACTATTTGAGAGAGTGGAATGAAATGTATTATATGCTATTCATCACTGGTCTCAATACAGGATTACGTGTAGGTGACATCCTCACACTCAAAGTCAAAGATGTTCAAGGATGGCACATCAAGCTACGAGAAAGAAAGACTGGCAAGCAGATTTCTCGTAGGATGACAAAAGAGTTGAAACGAGAAATGAGGAAGTATGTTGAAGGGAAGCCATTCCATCATTTTCTATTTAAGAGCAGGCAAGGAGGAAACAAGGCCATCACTCGTGAACGAGCCTACCAGATCATTCACGAGGCTGCTGAAGAATTGGGCATTGATAACGTGGGAACGCACACGATGCGCAAAACATTTGGATATAAATACTATAACAAAACAAAGGATGTAGGCACACTACAGAAGATGTTCAATCATTCGTCTCCAGCAATTACGCTGAGATACATTGGAATTGAACAAGCTGAATTAGATGATGCCTTGAGAAACTTTGTTATTTAATTTTTATATTTTTGACATTAACATAATGAGTTAAGTATAAGCTAGAAAAAGAGAAATGAATGAAAGCCATATTCTAAAAGAATTTCAGAAACAAGGCGAGCTTAACAAAATATAAGATATGTGAAAGTGAGGGGTAAATATGACTCTAAAAGATGCAATCTTAAAAGTAAAAGTTCTTGATAGAACTGAACTAGATGAAAGATTAATGAGATCAACTGTCAAATTGGAAAATGATCTCACAGTAGCAATCCCGAATAGTTTGATTCATTTTGAAAAGAAAGTGGCTATACCTCAGATCATAGCTGATTGGATTGAGTATTTTAAAAACCGTGGGGGAACGCTTTATGGAAGCACTAACCCTTTCACATGCTATGGACAGGCTATAATTAAAGATTTTGAGGGTGACCATGAAGAGGTTTTGAGGTGGATCCGTGACAATAGTGATACATATGCCAGAGCTTGGCTTGACAGCTACACGATTGAAGAAGAAAAGCGATATTATGTAAGGTTTAAATTCATTGAAGATTCATATAGTTACTTAACCTTGATTAAGCACCTTAACGCTTGGACGTTATCGTCGATAAAACTAGACAAGAAATTTCGTACAGAACACACCAGAAAACAACTCGAAGACGCCGAATTCGGATGGGTGTTTAATTGTCCCGGAATTGAAGTTGAGGAGGTAGAAGAATGAAGCTGAAGTTTAGAGGGCTATCTGCTGAGCCAAATGAGGAAGATAACTGGAAATATGGATATTTGATTGAAGATGGAAGAGAAGCATTTATTATCAATCAAGTTATAGAGGCGAATGAACAATACATAACTATTGGCTCTTGGGATCTAGTAAGACCAGACACAGTAAGTCAATCAACAGGTTCGGTTGATAAAAAAGGTAAGGAAATTTATGAAGGGGATGTCCTTCAAATTGATTCCATCAAAGCTATTGTCCGCTTCGGGAAGTATCGCTACTATGAAGAAAAGGAAGTACTCTCTGGAAATGGTTTCTATCTTGAATGTCTAAATGTCATGGACCCAGATTGTATTTCACCTTATGAACCAGATGTATTGGATAAAGCTGAAATCATTGGGAACATTTTCGAGAACCCAACACTAGAATATCATTTTATAGGATTGAGACCGAAGGAAGTTGAGGAAAAGAAATGAACAACAGTATGACGATAAAGGAATATATAGATATTCCTTTACTAAAAAGTGCAGTAAATGAATTGAACAAGGACATCAAGAATAATCCGGGTTTGAAATATGAGATTGTAGGATATTCAATTTGTAAAGATGAAACATTCAGCTCAACCGTTTCAGGAATCCTTGTGCGATGGGAAGGAACACAATTATAAAAAAGATGAGAAAATAAGCTCTTGTTTTCTCACTTAAAATAAAATATTATGATAGCATAGCTTTCAAGTATGAGAGGGACAGCCAATCAGTTTGGTCTGTCCTTTTTGTGTGAGGAGGATTAAATGTATAACAAAATTGTCAGACCTTCTTTGAAGACAAAGAAGTGGGAGAAGTTCAGAGATAAGATCTTAAG